CGTTCGTGCGTTCGTGAAAACCCCGTCTATCTCGATCACGTCCCGCCTTCGAAGGGGGTTACGAACGCACGACCTACGAACGCACGAACGCACGACCTACGAACATGCGGACGCACGACTTATACCGTCCCGAGCTTCATCGTCACGCCGGCCGCCGTATAGGTTCCCGCCCCGCGCGAGCGCAAGGCCATGAACAGGCTCGTCGCGTTCGGTTTCATCGGCAGCCCGATGTTTTTGATGACGGCGATCCGGTTGCCGCCGAGGTCGTTATAGTCGGCCGCGGCGACCGGGATATATCCCAGGCAATTAGCCATATCCGCGTCCGAGACGTTCCAGGCCGCGTTCACCGCCGGCAGCGTCGCCGTTCGGTCAAAGAAGAAAACCTCGAACGCGATCCCCTGGTCGTCTTCATCGTTGACCACCAGCGAGTTGAGGATGCACGTTTCCCCCGCCGCCCGCACGAAATTCGCGATTTCCACGATGGCGCACATCGAATCGCCGTCCGCATAGATGCTCGTATCCAACGTCGGGATCACCGAAAACACATTCGGTCCGTTGGTGCTTTTATCCAGCAAAACGACCAGCCGGCCGTTCAGATCGAGCCAGCCATCGACGCGATCGGCCGCCGACACGGCGGTTGGAATAGTCGTGGTCGCAGAAGCCTTGCCTCCGAGCTTGATCGGACTGCCGGAATCGGCGGCGTCATGCGCCGGGCCGCCCTGAACGGGCAGCGGATTCGCGGCGGACGTCTCGACGTAACCGGCCGCCGCCTTCAGCCAATTAAGGACGTTCAAGACCGTTCTCCTCACTTCACGACGATAAAATTGAGTTTGTAAGTAAGCGCCGTCGTCGCAGACGGCGTTCCGTTATAGACGAACGTCGCCGTCGTCGCCGCGCTCGTCGTGAGCCACTGCTGCACCGGTCCCGTCGAGGTGCTCGACCAACTGGCGACGACGTACGGCGCCGCCCCGAACGTCCCGTCCTTGAACGTCAGTACGATCGTCGGGCTGGCCGCCGGGGTGTCCGACGCGCTCGTGGTGATCGTGATAATCCCCCCGAGGTCCGTGCCCGTGATCGCCTTCGTCGCGTTCGAGCCCCATCCGGCTCCGCCGCCGCCCAGCGCGATATCGCCGCTCGCCAGCGCGGTTCCGCCGCCGAGGAGCCTCTTTCCCACCAGGTTGCCCGCCGTCGCCGTCACGTTGCCCGTCGTCGCAATCACGCCGGTGCCGCCCGTCACAGTCGTCGTCGCCGCGACGGAGGCGCCCGCGGTTACCGTCGTTCCGGCCGCGACGCTCCCCAATGTGGCCGCGATATTGCCGGCCGAGGCGGTGACGTTGCCCAGGGTCGCGACGATATTTCCCGCGTCCGCCGTCACGCCGCCCGCCGTGGCGTGAAGCCCGGTGCCCGAGGTGATCGTCGTGCCGGCGGAGACGCTTCCCGCGGTCGCGGCGATATTGCCCCCCGTCGCGGTGATGTTGCCGCCGACGGCCGTAAAGTCGACCGTGCCGATCAACGTCATGGCCGTCGTCGAGAGAGTCGCGCGAGCCGTCCCGCCCGCCGTGAGGCCGAGCGTATCCGCCGCGCTCCAGTAGATTCCTGTATTCGTATCGGTCGTGTTGGCGATTGACGGCGCCGCCGCCGTGCCGTCCGCGAAGGTCGTCACTCCCGGAGAAAAACTCGTCGCCGTGACTACGCCGGTGTAGGTGACCTTGAATTTCGAGGTTCCGTTCACCATCAGGTTAATAAAGTCACCCGCGAATCCCGTCGCCGGGTTCGCCCCTATGTACGTCCCGTACGCGCTGCCCCCGGTGAGGGCCACCCGGCCCATCCGGAGGAGCGCCTTCGTGGCGCCGGCCTGCGGGGTCATGTAGAGCTGGACCGGCCCGCGCGCGATCAATTCGTCCCGGATCTCCGTCGCCGCGGCGGACGGACCGAGAGGCCACGCCAGGCCGATCATCAACGCTAACGCGACACCGGCCACCGATTTTCTAACGATCATGATCTGATCCTCCAGAGCATAGGGTGTTCCCAACGGACACACCCTATGCCCCGATTATTCCCGCGGAATACCGCGGACCCTGTAGACGCGAGGCGCGACTTACCTGTAGACGCGAGGCGCGACTTACCTGTAGACGCGAGGCGCGACTTACCTGTAGACGCGAGGCGCGACTTACCTGTAGACGCGAGGCGCGACTTACCTGTAGACGCGAGGCGCGACTTACCGCTACTGCAAGCCGCAATCGAATAGGGAAAGCTCCACCGTGCCCGCGACGTCGGTCCCGTGGAGGAAGAAGATGAACGGCATGACCGTGTCGCCGGTATCGAACTTGTAGGCGGTCACCACCGTCGGCGCTGCGTCGTTGATCTTGTACGTGACGTTGCCATCGACGTCGACGAAGACCGAAAACTTCTTCTTCGCCGCGTCCGCCCAGGTGTTCGTCGTGTTGGTCTGGATGGTCGCCACATTGTTCAGCGCCGTTTCAAGGTAGATCGTCGCCGGATCCGAGCCTGCGCCCCCGCCCGCATAGGCGCCGATGCACGCGAAATCGGTGTAATCGTTATAGTCCCCGGCGCGCGCGGCCAACTTCCGGAATCCGACGTGGAACGGGTCGGCTCCCGAGGCGTCCGCGATCGTCGCTTCGACGTGAAGGTAGAATGCGTCGGTCCCGACGACGAACGCGAGAGGATTCCGGGCTGTGATTCCCGTATCGATCTCCAGGCCGTCGTTATTGGTCTGGTCCATCCCGATGTCGAGGCCGACATCGGTCTCCGCCGGCCCTAGAATGGTTTGCGTGCCCTTGATCGTCGTTTTGAACCCCGCGCCGGGGTAGGCGCCCAGGGACGGGACGTGCAGAACGTTGACGGTGTTCGCGCTGCCGACCGCCGCCCCCGCGCCGGCCAGCGCGACGTGGATCGGCGTCTGCCGGAATTCGGTATAGAGATGTCGTTTGTCGAGTGGGATCCTGCCGGTTCCGACCATGACGGCGGCGCCGGTCCGGGTCCCGATGACGGGGTTTTCCATGAGTTAAATTCCTTTCGATCCGCCAGGCGCCGCCGGGCGCGAGAACCCTCACTTGGTCGCGAGAACCCTCACTTGGGCGGCGGAGGCGGCGCATCCATGAGAACGTTCTTGTCCGACTTCCCTTTGCCGGCGGCGCTCTTCTCTCCTCTGCCGGCGGCGCTCTTCTCTCCTCGCCCTTTGCTTGTCAGCGTGCGAACGCCTTCCTTCTCCGCCTTCCATGCGGCGAGATCATTGGCCGCCTGAGCCGCGAGCGCGTCCCCGAAGGGATCGCCCGTCAACGGCGCCGCCGGCTCCGCGCGCTTCGGCTCCGCGCGCTTCAGCGCCGACGTCATCGCGAGGTACGTCTCGTCGGTGACTTCGCGGAAGCCGCGCCGCGCGAGGAATTGCGCGCCCACTTCCGGGCTCACCTCCGCGATGCCGACGTGGAGGCCGGTCCGCCGGTCGAGCACGCGCTCGAACTGGACGCGCGTCCGCAGGTCGTAAAAGTGGTCGTAATTCTCGATCCGAATTCGCATGAGCGGTCTCCGGGCGGACGTCGGATTGGCGTCGGACGTCCGCCCGCGGGTAGTTTACAGAGCGGTGATGCCGGCGGCCAACAATAAGCTGCCGTGACAGAATTCCGGACCGTGGTCGAGCCCGAGATGGCCGTAGATCTGCGTCGCGTCCGAGGATCCGACCCGGGCGAGCGGCTCCTCGAACAGGACGCCCTTGCCGGGGACCGGGAGACCGACGATCCCGACGACGCGCAGGTTGAAGATGTCGAGTGTATCCGCCGGCATGTCGGGCTCCAGCACCAGGTTAAGGTCGCCCATCCGCGTGCGGATCACCCGGATCTGGAGGCCTGCGATGGTGCGTTCGAGCGGAATCCCCGTCAGTCCCTCGTACGCCGCGGCCGCGTTGTTGAAGATGATCGCATCGCAGAACGCGGTCCACGAATCATCGACCGAATAGCCGTTCGACGCGATAATCGTCCTCATCAACTCCTCGACGTAGCTCCGCATGGTCGTCGTGTCGGGAGCGGCGGCGCCGGAGTGATCGACGACGTTCGTCGAGATCGCGGTATGGATCCCCCGCGTGCGCAGAGCCACCGTCGACGGATTGGCCGGCGAGGCGTAGGCGCCGCGCAGGAACGAATAGTTGGCGTCCTGCGCGATCCCCTCGAGCGCCCACATGATCTGCGTCGATTCGTCGCGCGGGTTGATGACCGACCCCTGCGCCGCGGCCTGCGGGAGCGGCACGACCCCGGTGACCGCGTTCTCCGCGGTCGCCAGGTAACTGAGGTCGACCTTTTTATGGAAGATCTGGATGACGTTCTCCGTTTGAGTCAGGATGCGGTGCTCCGCCGCGGGCGCGACGTCGCCTTCCAGGACCGCCGGCTGAGAGGGCGCGGCGAGATCGAAATAGACGCCGACGGGGAACGTCCGGGACGAGGACAGGATGAGTCCTCCCTGGAGTCCCCCGAGAAGCCTGAGAAGTTGATTGGGTCGTCGAGAGGTTTGAAATAGCTCACCCAGATAGCTGACGGCCCCGGTGGCGGTGACCTGTCCGGCTGCCATAGTCATTCATCCTTTTCCGGGCCGTCGGCGAGCGTAATAAAGGCGATCGCGCGCTGATGAGACCCTAATCGGCGGTCGTGAACCCCGCCTTCTGTCGTTTGAGCTTGATCGAGAGCCTCGGATTGCCGGCCTTAACGGCCGCGTCGATCTGCTCGTCGATCGAGGGAGTCTGATTGCCCGGCGGGTTCGTGATGCTGCCTGCCGGTCCTGCCGGCAGGACCGGTTTCGCGCCGATCATCGCGACGAGTTTCGCCGCCTGGGCGCGGACCGTCGCTTCATCGTTCGCTGTGACGAATTCCAGCGCGTCGGGCGCCAGCCCCACCTCGGCTGCGATCCGGCGGCGAAGGTTCTCGATCTTCAGGGTGGAGATTTCGTCGGTCGCGGCCTGCGCCGCCTTCTGGGCGTCCTCCGCGGCCTTCTGGGCCTTTTGGAGGTCGGTCATGCCGGCTTCGGCTCGCGTCTTCTCCGCGTCCTCCAGCTCCTTCACGCGCACACGGTTTTTCGCCGCTTCGTCGCGAAGTTGCTTGACGTACGCCTCGTCGAACGTTTTCGGCTCGGCGGGAGGAGTGGCGGGAGGGGTCGCGGGCGGAGTTGCCGCCGGGGCAACGGCAGGAGGGGTAGCCGGCGGGACGGCGGTAGGAACGGCCGGCGGGGTCACCGGCGGAATGATGGGCGGCGCACCTGGCGCCGGGGGAACAACGGGCGGCGCGCCTGGCGCCGAAGGAGTGGCTGGTGACATTTTCACCTCCGAATGAAAAGGCCGCCCACCTGGAGCGGCCCGATGAACGGGAATAACGGGAATAAATGTAGAAAAGTAAAGTGTTTATTTAACGCTGGCCCGCTACGCTTTGGCCGGCGTCTCCGCGCCGTAATAGATCCGTTGTCCCTCCGGCACATCGTCCGGGTGCGCCGGATGCTGCGCGAACTGGAGATCGGGATAAGCGGCAAGCAAGGTCAAGGTAGCGCATAAGCAACGAGCGTGCCCCGCCGGCACGTTCTCCGGCAGGTAGTTCCCCGGCCCGAGTCCCGTATCGTCTCCCGCCCAGGCGTCGCAAATGTCGATCCGCGGATGAGTTCGCGAGAGCCGCCAACCGATCGCGCTCACGTACGATTTTAGATTGCCTTCGGCGTCCGTCACACTGGCGACGTGCGCTTCGCGATAGGCCGAGTTGATCTCGGTCCGCGCGAGCGTTATCGCCTTCTGCCGCGCGCCCTTCATCCCCTCTCCGACGAGGATGCTTTTCACGTCCTTCGCGAGCGCCGCCGGCCCCTGCCCGCGCGCGATCGCGTCCATGACGGTGTTTCGGATTAATTCGTAATTGTCGGCGTTGATCTTATACAGCCGCTCGTAGAGATCGCGCCCATCCCGGTAGGTCCGGACATAGGCCCGTTCAAGAACGCGCCGGGGCACCGAGCCGAATTCGACGCTCGCGCGCCCCGCGGCCTCCATCGCCCCCAGGGATTGATCCGGCGGCAGGACGCCGCGCTCCGCGAGCAGCCGGTCCAGCAGCGCGTTCTCCCGATCCGCCGCCAACCGGCCCGCCTCGACGATCCCGGCGTCGAGCAGCGATTTGTATTCCGCGCGAAATAACTCGAGTTCCCGCTCGACGATCGCCAGGATGTCCCGCCGGTAGCGATCGCCGGCGATTCCACGGGTCACCGTCCGGATCTCCTCGCGCAGCCGCTCCGCCGCATGGCTGTAGATCCGCTCGACCTCTCGGGCCGCTCCGTCCAGGTGCGCGAGCTGTACCCGCCGGTTCGCCCGGATGATCGCGGCGTATTCAGTCCCGAGCGACATAATCGGTCGCCGGCCCGATCGCGATGTGGCAGTATTCGTGGAGAACGTGCTCCCGGCGGATTTCCGGCGGCGCGTCGAAGAACCCGGCGTAAACGTAAATCGAAGCCCACCGCTGAAGGGTGTCGTTATCCATTCGCCGCCGCCCCTCCAGCATTCCCGCCCTGCGTCGCGTTCCCGGTCATCGCCGGCGCGAGATCGCTTGCGTTCGGAATCGTCTCTGTCGTCGAGGGCTTCGGCTCCGCGGCGATCTCCGCGGCGATCGCCTCCGGATCGCGTCCCTCCATCTGGCTGATTTCCGCGACGGCGGTACTATGACCGACGAACCCCGCGAGCTCCTGCTCCTGGATTCGGCCCGTCCGGATCGTCCGCTCCGCCTCGCTCATCTCGAAATAGTCGGGCCAGGTGATCGAGACGCGAGAACTCGCCGGGTCTTCTGTTACGCCGAGGTTGGCGACGCCGAGGTTGGCGAGTCCTCGCGCGACGATCGCGAAAAACCGCTCCAGGCCGTCGTCGCCATACGACTTTCGCTTTTCGTGCGTGATCTCGATGACGGGTTGGTAGAGTTGCTCCAGGACCGCCATCGTCAGGTTGCCCTTATTGGTCACCTCCGCCTGGTCGAGGTCTACCGAGGACGCCGCGGCGTAAAGCATTCTCAGCAGCTCCTTGAAATGCGCCTGTATCGCGTCCTGGCTCCTCACGTCGGATGGAGGGAAGACGACCGAGCCGGTCTTCCCCTCCTTGCTCTCCGCGGCGACCGACTGGCCCGGCGCGAGTGGCCGGTCCATGTCGTCCGCCTCCGGCTCCAGGTCGACCCAGATCGGGTTCAGCTGCGCGTCGATCTGGTTCTTCCGGTCCCAGATCGAGAGGTCGAGGTTCGCCCGATCGATGATCCGGTATAGATCCCAGAGATCGCCGGAACCCCAGACGTCGTCCGTCTCCAGGTTACGGATATGCGCGAGCGGGATCACCCCGAACGGGTTCGGCGCCTCCGACTCGACCGCCCAGGATTCGAATGTGTCCGGGTTGAATCTCGCCGAATCAGACGCCGACGCCGGCACGTAATGGATCTCCCGCTCGCCGGTCCATTCCTCGCGGTACCAGAACGTCTTGCCGCTCGAGGCGTCGAAAAACGGATACTGGATCCGGGCCATGAGCAGCCGATCGCGGTCGTGAGGGTGGTAGTAGAGCCGCACCTGGTCCGTGACGGAGAGTGTCTGGATCGAGAGCGGACGTTCGGCATCCGCCGCGTCGTAAGCGAATTTGAGAACGCAACCGCCCTCCAGGGCGCCCCGCTCCGCCATCGCGACGAGGCGGGACGGCATCCGGTTCGCGCGCCAGACGTCCCGGATGAACGTCTCCAGCGTCTCGTTGTCGCTCGAAAACTCGATCGGCTTGCCAAACAGCCATTTCGCGCCGCGGCGAACGATCGAGCGCGCGATCGGGTAGCAGAGCGGGCGCGGCCCGAGATCCTCGACCTTCCACGCCTGGTACGCGAACGCCGGATAGGGATTGAGGTGATGGTAAGCCCCGGCCTCCGACGCGAGCGCCCGGATCGACGCCCAGCCCGCTGGCAATTGCCGGGTCCCGATCAGCGCCTGCGCCATCGCCCTCGCGTCCGTCGCCATCAGCATGCCGCTCCGTTCCCCCGTCACACGTACCCGCCCCGCTTCGATTTCCGCATTCCCCGCCCGCCCAGCGTGCCTAATAGCCGCTTGCAAGCGTAAACAAAAACATCCGTGATGTCGTCGAGTTTCCCCGCCGGAAAGACGAGGAGCTGCGCGAGAAGATCGTCGATCCAGAACCGCGCCTCCGGATAGATCGACGGATCCGGCAGGATAACCCGACCCGCCTCGCAGAGCGGCGTCACTCCCCGCGCGCGGGAAACCTTGTCGGCCTCGACCGCGACGGGGATGAGCACCAGGTCCGGATTGGAGCGCCGGACGTACTGGATGAGTGTCGTTCCGGAGACCTTGTCCTCGACGTAATCGCCCCGATACCGCTCGCCGTAAAGCCGGCGGAGCCATTCCGCCTGCGCCACCAGGAATTTCGCGACGTCGGGCGTCTCCCAGTGGCCGTGCGCGACGCGGAGGACGTAGAGGTTCCCGTCCGCGCCGATCCCCGAGGAGAAGCACGCCGTCTCGTCGTTCTGTTCCTTCGCCTTCAGGGCCGTGTCCCAGGTCGTGAAAACCTCGGTGAATTCGGGGATCGTGCGGTAGCAGCTCGCGAACCATGCGGCCTTGAAGATCAGCCCCTCCGCCGGCGTCGGTCGCTGTCCGTGCTGCCCCGCGTAATCCGCGGATCCAAGATCCTCTTTCGCCTCCAGGAGGACCTGTTTCGGAAACAGCGCCGCGAAGAGCAGTTCGCCGGCTTCCGTCCGCGGATCACTCCATCCGATCGACGTCGATGACCGCCGCTCCGGATCGAATTCAATCGGATGGA